CGTGGAGCGTGGACCCCTTCTTTTTTCAGGGCATCGCGCATGAGGAACCAGAACTGGCTCCACTCGACCGCCCGCATGGCCGACCGGGCTGATGCCGCGCCGGATCCCTCCCGCTCGGCGAGATAGGAGTCGATGCTCCCGGCATGGCGGTAACGCCAGCCCATGATGTTCGAGAGGCGCTTCATTTTGCGAAACGAATCCAGCGCTTCTCTTCGACTATGTAGAGACGGCCATCTGCATCGGCCTCGGCCTCGATGTAGGTCTTGACCCGGAATGCCTGGGCATCCTTGCAGCCGACCGTGAGAAGCTCATCCTCCGGTCCATGCATCCTGCGTGCCTGAAGGAGGTTCTTGTTTTTCCCGATCCGGGCGACATAGAGGCGAACCCTCCGGTCGTTCCCCTGGTCGGAAGCTCCCGATGTCTCGGGTGCCGTCTTCCCCATCGGCCCAGCCGCCCCCCCTTTTTCTTTTTTGGGTGAGATTCCGGGCAGGATGCGGTTGATCAGCGAGGGTTTCTCCTCAGTGGTATTGGGTTGTGGTTGTGTGGTGCTCATTTTAGTGAAAATTTTCTGAGAATGGATCAATGCCCCCCGGACACCCGGCGTGATTTCGACGCCCCCCTCCCCCCCTCTGTCCGCGTCCGACTGGCCCTCTTGCGCTCGCCGGTCGTCGTCGTCGCATCGTTGACCGACTCGACGATCTCGACGCTCTGGCCGGGCTCCTGGACGACTGGCGAGGCATCACCGGAGTCGTTCGGTAGGGTGGAAAGTGTATCAAGATGCGTAGCAATCCCATCCGCTACAGAGTCGGAACCATCTGAAACACCTGATTGCTCATCAGGTGCTGTCATATTCTCAGGGGATCCAGTGGGAATGACGCCAGCAGCAGGCAATGCCAGGACAAGACCGGACTCGGCAGCCGGGGCGCTCACCTCGAAGGGCTCGGCCTGCACCGCGGCGACCGGATCGGCCTCCTTTTGGGGAGCTTCTTCCCCCTGAAAACCGGTTGCGATCACTTCAGCCTCGATCACCTTACCCTGGATCATCCTTAGATAGTCCTCGTGAGTTGGACCGCTCTGGGTGTGCTCGATCCTCGATGTTGCGCCACCTTGAGCGATAGACAGCTTGTCGCTTACAATTCCAAAGGCGACAGCCACCGTCTGTATTGGGATCTCATAAACTTCATCATTCAATCGATCGATGCTGAGCCGTTGGAATTTCCGGCAAGACGCAATGAACTCTTCTTTGTATGTGGCTATAGCATTCGGTTCTCTTTCCACTACCGCCGAAACCGTGTGATGGCTGACCCGATAGGCCCGGCAAAGTTGCCGGACAGACAAACCCTGGGCGTATCCTTCTACGATCGACCGATAGATTGCCGGTCGCCGCTCGATAAGCCTTTCGGCGGTGAACTCTCCGCGCTTCTCCATGTTCTCCGTTCCCTCTTCTTGGCTATCCACTAAAAAAAGAGAAGGGGCGGCGGATTCCTCCGCTGCCACCTGATCCAGAAGTGAAGGACGCTTCGCCATGTTATCCAACTAAGCGTCGAGCGATGAACGCATCTAGGGCAGTTTCCGAAATGCGGCGATCTTTACGGGACAAGAAGAGGACTTTCCCGAACTCACCCGCCGCAACATAGCGGGCCAGCGTGTTCAAATGGATCCCGAGCCGATCGCAGACTTCCCGGGAGGTAAGCCAGCGGGCCGGAGTGGTGGAAGTGGTCGCGCTCATGCCTTGCAGGCGAATCGACAGCAATCCCGGAAGACTTGCCGAGCCTTTATCGGGTCCGGCGTGCAGGCTTCATGCCTGTTATTGACTTCCACTGTATAAAAAAAAGAAGCGCCGGGGTGGAGGGCCAGCAGCCAGGACGGTTGCCGCTTCTCCAATACCACGCGAGTTTTACGGGTAGGCCAGACCTCTAGGCGCACCAGTTCGCCGCCTGCGATCATTTCCTGCCCCTCCGATTGTTGGACCCGTAAAAAAAAGAAGCGGCGGCGGCAGAGATCGGGTCGGAGAAGATTGCCAGTGATAGGGCGACGAGCACACCGAAAAGCTCAAAGATGAAAGCGTGGGCGCTCATTTTGATGCCTCCGTCATTACTGGCTCATGAGTTTTAACAGCGCCCGCCACATGGGTTTTAAGTATACCCCTGATTACGTCGGATCGGCTTATTCCATGGGCCTCCGCAAGCCGGTCTAGATTTTCGATCAGCTCATCAGGAGCCTCAAAGCAGATAGTCCTTTTGCTCATACAGGCGTAAGTAAAATGAGTATCTCATGAGTCGTCAATAAAAATTGTTGAGAAATATTTGAGGCACGCCGAAAGTCCTATCATGGCCAGAAGATCATCAGGAAAGGACACGCAGCCAGTTAGCACTGCCATTGATTCAGTCCTCTTTGCCGAATTGCGGAAACTGGCTGAAAAGGGAGGGATTACGGTCAACAAGTATTGCCGGATCGTCATCGAAGACGCCGTTTCAAAAGGCGTCTTTGCAGTCGAGCAAAAGACATACAGCCTTCAAACCGATAAAAACCCACAAACAATATATCCCCCGATTGAAATTGAATCCCTCCGCGCCGCTGAAAACCCGAGCCAGAACAAGCCCGGCCGCTCCGCTGGCGCATAGACCAGGACGACCCCAAAATCATCCACCTGATCCCATGACCGGCCCGACATCCTACATAGTCACAGCCTTGGCTGCAATATCACTTGTGGCCTGTAAGCCAGCGTCCCGTTATACGCTCCACGAAACGACAGATCCTAGAAACGGCAACAAAATAACACTCCTGCTTGACACCACAAAAGGCCAAGCCGCCTATCTCGGCGGATACCAGACAACAAACGGCACTTGGCTAGTCTGGAGGGGGATTGATGATTTCAACCGCGCTTACAAATTGGATTTGGAACTTAGAAAAACTGAAGAAATGCTCAGAACCAACCCCGGAGCGCCCTTAGACATTTACTGACATGACCAAGAAAGACGAACGCACCGGCAACGGGCCCGGCAAAGGGAAAGCCTCTATATCGTCCACCCTCTGCGTCGAAGTCCTCGACGCTCTGGATTATCTCGCCAAGGAAAGCGAACTATCACGCGGCGGGTATATCTCAGCCGCAGTGACGGCCTCAGTCCTTGCCGGGACCACGTTTCCCCGCGTCACCGGGACCGGGAAAATCCCGTCGAACACACTCCAGAAAGCCCGGAAGGCCGCCGAGAAGGACGACCGCAATCGTCCGCCGAGCTAGGTTTTAAGCCGTTTCGCAGGCCATAAAGGATTTCTGAAACTTTTCTGTTGACTTCCAGTGGGAACCCGTGAGAGAGTGGAAGCCGAGCAAGAAACCGGAAGGGCCAACCGAACAAACGGGCACCGTCAAAAATGCACACGCAAACCATCCGCAAAGTCAAAGACCTGGCACGCCGCGATTATCTCGAGCGCGCGGCCACCAAACAGGAACCAAAGCAAAGCACCTGCCGCGCCTGGATCGCCATCCTAAACAACCGCTGGCACTGGTCCAGCCCCTCGAACCTCCAACTCCCCAACCCATTCCGTAACTAGACAACCCACCCACAACGCACCAAACTAACCACAACCCACCCACACCCATGAAGATCCTAAACACCACCACCAACGAGATCGAGGCCCTAACCTACAACCCAACCGGGTCGGGCGACCAGATGGCCGATCTCTCGGCAGACGACACCAACATCACCCGCGTCACTGGCAACTCCGACTATGATGCAGAGGCCGATCAATTCACCATCTCCTGGTGGATCGACATGATCGACAAGATGGATGAGAGGGACGGTCTAGTCTCCGGCCTAAAAGCCAACCACCCCAATGAGGCCCAGGCGGCACTCGAAGAGATGACTCAGTGGCACTCCGGAGGAGAAACATGCGACGACGTGGAAAACCAGATCGAATTCTTGCATTATTTGTCGGGAGAATTGGACCTCATCGCAAGCCATGGATCAAACTACTATCGCGGGGAGAGTGCCCCCGATTGGTGGGACATCATCCAAGATTCGCCAGGGTCTGAGATTATCCTGGAATCTGCCACCATGGGGTCGTCCCCGAATAACGAGTGGTATGCCTTCCGCGATCGCGCTGCCGCAGTCACTCTCATTATTAGCACATTCGACCGGCAGGCATTCGTTGATAACTACACCTACGTCGACTCGGAATTCTACCGGACCGACGACCTCGAGGCCACCAAGACCGATGATGGTGAGATCGTCTACTCAATTCCGGCCGGAGTCAAGACCGCCTCCCTCGCGGAGATGATCGCCTGCGAAAGCCGATTCTAATGAGCCACCAGGACGCCAAGGCCACCGCGCAGCAGGTCATCCGTGACCTGCTCGCCAAGCACCCTCCGGGATTCGTCGTCATGGTCATCCGGGCACTGACCAGGATGCAGCGAGCAAACCCCGACATCACCGTCTTCGCCCAGCCCCAGAAACCCGGCGCGACACCTCCCGAGAAACACCCACCACGGGAATGACTACCTGCGCCGCCAGCCTCGCCAAAGTGTAGCATACCGCGTAGCACGAGACCGCCAAAAGAGAGGAAGAAACAATTACAAATCAGGTGCTCTACCAGCTGAGCTATACCGGCTTTGAAAGTGTTGGTGACTGGAAATCTCTGATTTTACTCTGTTGCGGTGTCAAAATGCTTCCCACTAGAAACCAATAGTTAGCACTATTGCAACCCAGCTTGACGTGTAGCAAATCGTGTAGCAGGCTGGCGTGTAGCAAACCATTACCATGAGCACCGCAGAAAGATCTGAGATCGTCGTTATTCACCGGGGCAAACGCTACACCTTATGGAGGCGTGGGGACAATCTCTATCTCCGACTCCGGAAGGGGGGACGGGCTATCTGGAAATCCCTAGGCACCGGCCTAAAAGATCAAGCCGTGAAGCAGGCCAAGACCGAGTTGGACAAGCTGGAGAAGAACGACTGGAACCCCTCGCCCCAGAAAGCCGAGGCGACGACTACCGGCCTCGCCACCATCGGAGATATTCTGACCCGCCTGGAGAAGAGCGCCGAGGATACCGGGATCGCCCGCCGATCCGTGCTCGACTACATCCACGGTCTCGAGCGGCTGGTCTCGGTCGTGACCAAGAGAGCGGACCCCCGGAAGGTCTCCAGCTCGATCCTCACCGAGGAGACGGCGCTCTCCTTCATCCGACGCTGCCGCACCACCGAGATCGTCGGGCCGGACGGCACCAAGAAATACCGCTCCGATGCCTCCATTCGCAGCCACCTCATCCAGGCGCGGGCCGTCTTCACCAAGGATAAGATAGGCCTCTACAAGGGGCTCCGCCTTCCCGATCTGACGGGATTTAAGACCGCCACCCCGACGCCGAAGTGGGCACCCTCGGCCAAGGGATTCACCAGGTTTGAAAAGGAGCAGGTCATGAGCATGCTGGCCGGGGCTGAAGAGCTACGCCTTGCAAGGGATCCCGTCTGGCCCTGCTGGGCTCTCATGCACAACCTCGGCGTCCGGAACAAGATGGTCTATCAGGCCAAGTGGAGCGACTTCCACGAGCAGGCTGGAGCGATCACCTTTACCACCCGCGGCGACTACCGGGAGGCCGTCACCATCCGGCTCGATGTCAGGCCCGACCTGTGGCAGCAGCTCCTAGAGTTCAAGAGCGCCACCCCAGTCGAGCGGGATGAGAATGCCGCCTACGTCGTCCCGGCCAAGAACAAGACCGAGCGCCACGACATCTGCTACAACCTGGTCAACCGCTTCTTTGAGAAACACATCCCCACTCCGAAGGGAGCGAAGAAAGCCTATCAGCTTCGCGGACAGGCCGCCTCGATCGCTTTCAAGTACCACGGAGTGGACGCAGCCATGCGGATGCTGGGTCACAAGCACGCCAGCACCACCCTGAATAATTACGCGGAACACTTACGGGAAAGCGAAGGCATCGACCCCGCCGACCATGCTAAGTTCTACGGTATCACCCCTACAGAAACCACCACACCCACCCCATGAAGACACACACCACAATCCTAGCCACCCTCATCCTTGGATCACTTATCACTGCCGGTCGAGCCCAGGACTGCGATCCTGATCCCATGGCAGCCGTCGGCGCGGCCATGATCGTCGGCGGACAGAGCACCGGCGTCGTCCCTCAGCAGATCAATGACAATGGGCGGAATGCCTGGGTCATCTCCGACGGGAAGGGCTCGGGCGTCATCTACCAGGACAAGGGGCCGACCTACATCCAGAAGATGGGAGATACCACCTTCATCGTCCCCACTGCGAACCCTCCCGCCAGCCAGCGGAACCGCCAGCGGTAAATTGAAACTTAAATATAATGAATAACGAATCTGAGATCAGGATGCAGGAAGCATGTCGGAATGTTCCAATGGATCAGCTATACAAAGGCAGGGAACACTTGCTTAGGGCTCTTTCAAAAGAGGAGCTGGATCGTAGAGATTTTAATAATTATCACGGCATGTATAACATGGCGAGGTTCTCCAAATACCCGCCTCAAGAAATCAGGAACCAAAATGCAGGGGTTGGTAAGAGGCCAGGATTCTGGCGGAGGATTCTTGACGATCTCACCGACGCCTATCACTGGCTAATGCGCTAGGCTACCGTGGAGCGACTACCTGCGTCGCCACGGGCGGAGCGGGGGCCGTGGGAGAGACGGGTCCGGCCTGCCGGGCATCGCGGGCGGACATGGCCTGATCGCGCCATGTCGAGACGAGGTCACGGTTGCGGGCTAGGAGGCGCAGCTTGCCGATCTCTGCGGCGGCATTGCTGACCGCTATCATGGCGCTGGCCTTGGCATCTGCCGGACCCGCTGCGAATTTCGGACTCATGGCGAGGCGGGTGTATCCCGTGAAGATGAGGGAGCCGACATCCTGCTGGTAGGCCGAGAGCTGTTCATTGGTCAGGTCGAGTTGCTGGCCGCGCAGGGTGAGCTTGGGTCGGAGCTGATTGGGGACCACCTTGGGATTCCCCGTGTAGGAGAAGACCGACTCCATCTCGCGCAGGGCGGGAGAGGACTTGAACTGGGAGACGAATGCCGGATTCAGCATCACGTTGAAGAAGCTATTCCCCCCGTAGGAGTAGCGCTCCATCGCCTGGCCGAAGGCATCATAGCGAATGGGGAATCTCTGAGCCAGCCACGGGATCTGACTCTCGATCTGGTTAAGATTCTGGACGATGGGGCCACCGGCTCGGGCCTCGCGGACATAGTTGTCCATGAGCTTATTGACCTGCTTGATCGCGGTCGGGACATACATGCCGGGCACCGAGGCGGCGGAGTCGGCGAGGGCGGGGCCGAGCCCTTGGTTGCCAGCCGCACCCATGAAGCGGACCAGCCCCGAGAGCATCGGCTGAGATTCCAGCGTCTTCACACTGCCTGCCAGAGTGGCGGCCACATTCCCGGCGAAGACCGCAGGCTTCCCCTTCAGTCGTTCCAGACGGGTCTTGTCCCGCTCATGGACCCACTGGGCACCCATGGCGAGGGGCAGGGCCAACGGTTGAGCCCAGTCATAGGAGACGATCACATCCCCATCGAGGGGAGGCTGGGGCGTCCAGAGATTCCCCGACATCAGGAGGCGCTTCAGGGCGGTGGTATTGATCCGGTAGCTTCCGAACCCACTCGACCGCCTCAGCTTCTCCAGATCATCGCCATCCTCGCGCATGGCCGTGACGATCCCGAGACCGGCGAGCCATGCCCCCGTACCGGAGAGACCGGCGGTGCCGAGGGTGGCACGGGTGAATGCCTCCGAGAACTTCTTCTGGTCGAACTCCTTGCTTGTCAGCACCGGGCCGAGCCCTTCCCATGCCGCATTCAGGAATCCGATGGGACTCCACTCCACCCCACGGAGCAGGATCGAGCCCGGCACCTGGGCGAAGGGGGCGATGGCCATCCCGAGGCCGAACTCCTTGGACTTCCCGAGGGTCGTCATCCAGTTCATCGCCTCGCGGACCTTGGCCATCCCGGTGGAGAGGAAGTTCGGGTCCTGATAGATGGCGCGGGCGGCCTCCATCGAGGCACGCTCCAGCATCTCCGAGGTCGGGCCGACATGGGACTCGCCGCGTGACTTGGCGGCGGAGAGTTGCTGGGCGATGGAGCCCTTGAACTGCGAAGAGTAGAAGGCCCTGTCGGCACCCGAGAGGGCGACCGAGAGAGTATTCTCCAGCAGGCGCATCACCGGAGAGGAGAAGACCGACTGACCCGTCGCCGCATTGATCTGGCCGATCTCGAACTTATTCTGGGCAGTGAGACGGCCCAGGGTGACGAGCGTCTTGACTCCCTCAGCCATCGAGGACTTGGGAGATAGGCCCTTCTGCCGGGCAAAGGAGTACCCCTGCATCACATCGACGACCGGCTGGGCCAGCCCCTTGATGCGCTCGGCCATCTCGACCGAGTTCACCGTCCGCTCTGAGCCGGTCACGCGGGAGACCAGGGGATCGGCGACATAGGCCGTCACCGCATCGGCGACACGCTCCGGAGCCCAGAGGATCAGGTTGCCCCCGACATTCTTGATGATCGTCAGGGTATTGAGGAGCATTGCCATGTTCGCGGCAGCGCGGGACTTCGTCCAGACCGAGGGAGTAACCGACTCATGGACGAGGTCGGAGACTTCGGCAGCCTTCACCATGGCGACTTCCTCCATGCCGAGCGCCTTGGCCTTCTGGTAGTCGGCGATCAGGGACTGGGCCTTGAGACTATTGGCGCGGGTCCAGATGGGAGCGCCGAGGATCTTGGCGACACCTTCGGTTGCGGCGGTATCGGAGAGGGCACCGGCATTATTCAGCTCCACGAGCTTCTGAAACTTGGTCTTGGCCTTGCCATCCTTGGAGGCATTGAGCTTCAGCTTCAGGACATCTCCACGCTTGTTATTCTGCACGGAGGCATACCTCTTCACGAGACCGGAGGCGATGCCACCGGCTTCGGCCTTGCTGACTCCTGCCGAGACGAGAAGATCGACGATCGCCTTCACCTTCTCATCAGTGATGGCACCTCCTGAAAGGATCTCCCTGAGCTTCAGGTTAATGTCAGTGATCGCACCCTTGTCCTTGATACCCTCCTTGATGGATTGCTTCGCCCCCAGGATAGCTTCCGTTCCGGATTGCTGGCGGGCTTCGAGAAGTTGCTGACGGAGGTCTTGGATCTCGGCGAGGGCGGCGGCTAGGCGGGGATCGCCAGCGGCCACCTTGCGGATGATATTCTGGGCATGGATCTCGATCCCCTGCGGCGTCATGCGGGTCAGGAGAGAGGCGGCTTGAGTGGCCTGACCACTGGTGGTCAGCTTCTCGCCGAGGCCAAGTAGGAGGGCACTACCATCTTCAAATCTGCCGAGCCCTTGGAGCCGACCGGCCAGCTCGAACCCCGTGGTGATCGTGTCCTTAGTGACCTGCTGACCGGAGGCGAGTTCACCCAGGATGCGAGTGAGGGCGGCGTCGATCCCGACCGCATCGACTTCGGCCTTAGCACGGGTGACTGCGGCGGCATCGGTCTGTACCTCATAGAGAGATCGGGGAGAGGCGGCGACCTCGGCCTTGATCTCGGGGGCGACATTCTCAGCGGCGGCGATAGAGCGAGCGAGCCCACGGACTTCGGGGGAAGGGGCGGACTGGGAGTTAGGAGTTGGGAGTTGGGATCTGAGGGCGGGTTCGGCCTGCTGGCCCTCGACTCTCGACGCTCGACTCTCGACCTCAGTACCCCTCTGGCCCTCGACACTCGACGCTCGACTCTCGACTTGGGCATTCTGGCCCTCGACTCTCGACCCTCGACCCTCGACTCCGTTTGCCCCGCCTGTAATCCGCCTAGTCCCTAGCTCGAAGGCCGCACCGGCTCCGATGTTGGCCAGTCCGGGGCCGAGGTTTCCCACGGCGGCGGCTGTCATGTTGGCAGGGGTGATCGTGCCGGAGGAGGCGAGTTCCCCGGTGGCCTGACCGGCCATGGCGAGACCGGTCTGTGTGGCGACTTCACCGGCACCTTGGGCGGCCTTGCCGATGATCGACTTGGCGGGGAGTCGGAAGAGACGGCCACCGATCCCGGCGGCGAAGCTGTCGAAGGCGGCGGCCGGGACAGCATAGCGGGTGGCATAGGACTTGGCAGAGGCCATCACCTCGGGAGTGGAGAATGCCTTGGTGAGAGACTCAGGACTCTTCAGATCGACGCCGCTCTTGGCCAGGGATTCGAGGATCTTGCCCGAGTAGTTGAGGGCATAGCTGGTCTCTCCCATTCCCTCGATGAAGCCCGCCCGCGCTCCCGTCATTCCTCCCTGGACGGCACCGGGGATGGCTCCGACGCCACCGACAGGGGCACCGATCGCGGCACCGACCGGCACACCGAGGGCGATGCCTTGGGCCATGCGGGTCGGGATGGTCCGGGTGGCTTGGGGGACGAAGGCGGAGAGCCCCTCGGCGACCAGCTCCGTGGTGATGAGGAGAGGGTTCTCTATGAAGGAGGAGACCGAGTCGCCCCATGAGTTCTCGGGATTGGAGAACTTTTGATAGGCAGGCGACGGAGCCGACTGCTCGATCCTCTGCTGGAGCGCGGCGATACGCGGTGCGTCCTGCTGCTCGACGGCTGAGACTGCCTCCTGCTGGGCCAGTCCCCGGTCGATGGCGCGGGAGAGATAGTCCGTGATGGAGGGGGCGGCGGGTTGGGAGCTAGGAGCTGGGAGCTGGGAGCTGGGATCGGATAGCTCGGGCGGAGCCCACGGGACGGGTGCTGGAAGCTGGGAGCTAGGAGCTGGAAGCTGGGAGGCCGGTGCGGATAGCTCAGGCGGTGCCCAGTCAGAGAGAGAGGCGGGGGCAGGAGCGACACTTCCTGTCGCTGGAGATTGCTTGTCAGGGATGGGTGCGCTGGAGGGAGTCACACTTCCTGTCTCCCTTGCCGTGGTGTCAGGCTGGGCAGGAGCGGGCGGAGCGGGGGTGAAGGTGATCGTCGGAGCATTCGACTGCTCCATGCTGACAGGCGCAGAGGCCGGGGTGGCCGGGGTGGCCGGGGTTGATGGAGCCGTTAGCTCAGGGGGGACCCATGCCGGGGCATTGGTGACGGCACCCTCCTTGGGTGCGGAGAGTTCGGGTGGCACCCATCCCGAGGATGGGGACGGTGCGGCAGGTGCCTCCTTGGAGGGCTTGGCCTGCTCCAGCTCAGGAGGGACCCATGCCATGGATTAGCGCTTGATGAAGGTCTGACCGTTCCAGCTTACCGTGGCACCGGGGGGCACCTTCGCGTAGTCCTCCTCGCCGGAGATCGAATAGACCTGGGGCTCGGCGGGAGGCGCGGGAGCGGGCTGGGAGCTATGGGCCGGAACGGGAGCCGAGACCGGAGGTTCCAGAGTCGCGGCTCCGGACTGACCGACCGGCGCGGACTGAGGCGCTCCACCTAGCAGAGCGGCAAAGGGGTCCGCCTTCTTGGCGGCCTTGACGGGTTGTCCGCTGTTCCCATCCCATGCAAAGACCGTCCTCCCATCAGGATAAATCATCCCGATTCTCCCGTCTTCAGTTTGAGTATAATGAGGGGCGGGAGCCTGATAAGGTTGCTCATACTGAGCTGAGTTGGGTGAAGTCTTCAAGGCGACCCGCTTGCTCCCATCAGGTAGAATCACCTCACCGGCCGATGGCTCGAAGGCGGTCTTGGCCTTATCCATGCTTTCCACATGCTTGGCATACAGGCTGCGGACCATATCAAGATCCTTCCCCTTCAGGGTAGTGCCAGGGGTAATGCCTAGATACTGACGGCCATAATCTCTTAGGGTGATTGGTTCCATAAATTAGAACGTGTATCCCTCACCACCAGCCGCAGCCCCAGCCTGCCCTTGTTGGTTCATCTGGATGTTCTGCTGCTTGAGCATGTTGGCGTATTGGAGCTGGCCCATGTTGTAGATCCCCCGCTTGGTTCCGATGGATCCGGACTGGAACTTCTCCAGCATCCCGCCGTCGATGGCTCCCTGCTGGGCGAGGAAGTCCATGCCACCGCTCATCATGTCCAGTTCCTCGCGGGTCATCTGACCCTTGTTGGCTGATTGGGTCATCCCTCCGGAGATGGCTCCCGTGGCGGAGTTGACTCCGTCGGTGATGCCCTTGGCCATGGCGAGTGTGCCAGCGGCGGTGATCTGGCCGGATTGATCTTGGACGGTGGGATTGTAGGCGAACATGAAGTTAGGGGTTTAGGCTGAAGGCTGAAGGCTGAAGGCTGAAGGCTGAAGGCTAAAGACTGACGGGTGTTAGTATTGGTAGGGGGCGGCGCTGGCCATTTCGGCGCGGCGTGCGTCCATCCACTTACGGAGGCGGGCCTTCCAGCCGGGGCGGGTGGAGATATACTCGGCGATGCGCGGGCCGTTGGCGGCGTAGCGGCTGACGCGGCGGTAGCTGCCACGGGTGAGGAGCCAGTCACGGAACTCCATCCAGGCCGGGTTCTCCTCGCCATAGACCTCGCGGGCTACCCAGCAGAAGGCGGCGGCGGATCCGATCTTGCCGATGGCACCGATCCCGGCCCCGGCGATCTGGCCCCACATGGCCTTGTCGGCGGCAGCGGTGGCCGCGTTGTTGTTGAGTGCCGAGTTATACATCGACGCCTGCATGTTGGTGTTGAAGCTGGAGACATTCCCCGCCATGCCGAGGGCTTGGTTGTAGGTGTTGCCGATCATCTGACCCGTCTGGCCGAGGATGCCACTGCCGAGCTGGACACCGGTGCCAAGCGCACGCTGATAGGGATCGAGGTTGACCAGGGCATTGGCCCCGCCGAAGCCGAGCTGGGTGGCATTCTGGTAGGCCCCACCACCCTGACCGTAGATGTTGGCGGTATTCCCCAGCATTCCGAGGGCTGCGGACTGGCGGCCCTGGATACCCTGCTCGCGTGTCTGGTTGGCGGCCTGGGCATTGGCGAGGCGCTGCTGGTAGCGGGCATCGGCGACGGCCGCACGATTCAGGATCTCAGCGGCGGCGGCACCGGATCCGACTCCAAGCCCGCGTGCGGCGAAGGCACCACGGGCGGCTTGGGAAGCATTGCGGGCTTCCTCGGCATTGAGCGAGCGGCCGAGGGCCAAGTCACTGGCGGCGGCGTCGTAGAGGCCCTGCTCGATGGAGGTGGGACCGGCGAGAGCACGACCCTGAGCATCGAGAGCGACGGTGCCGGAGAGATCGCCGAGCGCATTGATCCGGTTTCCGGTGTCAGCCAGTGCAGTGGCTCCCTGCTGGAGCGTGGTGTCGATGACTCCCTTGGCCTGACGAGTGTAGGCATTATCGAGGTTTCCTCCCAGCTTGGAAACCGTGCCAAGCTGAAGCGCCTCCATCTTGGGATAGTAGGCAATCTGGGACTTGAACTGCTGATCGACGGCTGCACGGGCCTGCTCGTTGGCAGAGCGCATGAGCTTGGCATAGTCGATCTGCTGAGGTGCCGCTGGTACTGGTTGTGATTTGGATCCGCCCATGGGGAGATTAGGAGTTGGGAGCTAGGAGCTAGGAGATGGGGACTACAGATTCTCGCGCAGAGGCGCAGAGGCGCAGAGGGGAGAAGGTGAAAGGTTTACGCGGCGGGCGAGGTGATCCCACTTGTAGGCATGGATGTTGTGCGGGCGATTGCGTGCGGCCCGATACCAGAGGACGTAGGTGTGAGGATGGGGAGCGATGCGGAGAAACTCCCGAATGGGAGAAACCTGAGACTTGAAACCTGAGACCTGAGTTGAAGCAGCCGCCAGCTCGGTGAACCATGCATTGATCGGTAATCCCTGCGCCCTTGCGTCTTGGCGCGAGATCATTTCCTCTCCCGTCCAGTGACATTCCTGGGCGAGCAGGAAGACTTCTCTCGTCGAATGGATGAGCCCGCCGGAAAGATGCCATCCGAGGATTTCCTCGAAGGGCGTCATGCAGTTCTCCGACTGCCATTGGCGAGCGATCTCCCATGCGAGCATTTAGGCTGAGGGACGAGGGCCGAGGATGTCGGGCCAGACTTCCTTGAGCGATGGGATCTCAGATGGCAGCGCCACCTTCGTCACATCGCGGAGGGACTGCTTCTCGGCCGCGATCTCGGCCTGCTTGGCTGAGTCACCCTGCTCGACCGCACGCATGTAATCAACATCCAGCTTTGAGAGGATCGGCTTACGAGCCTCGCGGAACTTGTCGAGGTGGAGTTGCTTTGCCTTCTCGATGTTGACTTCTGCGCCAGACTCCTCGCTAAAGTCGTAGGCGTTGAAGTAGTCGTTGTCCAAATCGAGCGAATCCACAATCTTGTAGGGGACTCCTGCGGGGGCATCCTTCGCGGCGATTTCTTCGATAGACAGGCTCGGATCGGCTGGGATGATGACCGCGACTTGTCCGTTAGGCTGGGGGTAAGTGATGAAGGGCATATTAGTTTCCGAAGACTCGGATGTGACAGACGGTAGCGTCAGAAACTACTGCGTTTACCGCACTTGATCCCGTCCAATTTGAAGTAGCGAACCGAAGTGATGTGGTTGTCGCCGCAGAACTGGCGTTGTTGATCAGCACTCCAAGCTGGGTATTTGCTGAGGTTGTGAAGCCTGCGAAAGTATAATTCGCATCCGCCATAGCCGTTGCAAAGTTCACCGTGTAGTCGCCTGTCCCGTTCTTCGTGACCGAGGAGACGTTGTAGCTGGATCGGATTGCAGGGGTTCCAGTTCCGTTGAAATTCACCCACGCCTTGCAAATCTGCCGCTGCTCGTTGGTTCCGAGCTTCGCGGCGGTGACGACGCCATTGGCGATCTTGGCCGTTGTCGATACCACCCCGTCAGCAATGGCATTGGCTGTGGTGGCCGTGCTGGCATTGCCAGTCAGGTTGGCCGTGATGGTTCCCGCCGAGAAATTACCACTCGCATCCCGAGCCACGATAGCGCTGGCCGTATTGGCGCTCGTGGCCGTGGTGGCGGAGTTGGCAACCTTGCCAGCTCCGGTGATCGGACCGGTAATGTCGGCATCGACGATCTGGGTGACGGTCGCGCTATCGACGAGCGAGTTGAGCTTGGTCGGGGTGACGACTTCTCCGGAGACGAAGGTGCGGCCTTTGGTGACGAGAGCCATGGGGAATTAGGGGTTTAGACTGAAGGCTGAAGGCTGAAGGGGTTTAATCAGGAAATCAGGAAATCAAGAACTGAAGGGATGATGGGGAGGGGGGGAGCTGAAACGGAACTGGATCCAGTGGGAAAGTGGGAAAGAGGCAGGTATGAAGGTTTCTCTGTTTTAGCCTTTCGCCTTTTGCCTTTCGCCTTTTGCCTTTCGCCTTCTCCCCTACTCTTCCGTCCTCGTCCCTGTCTTGGGGAGTGAGTCGATGGTGGCTTCTGCCGTGAGTGCCCGCAGGATCGGCCTGCCTGATGTCGTCCTCCATCTCAGATCCAGCATGTTTGCATTCCTGCGGATCGGCCCCTTGACTGTATAATCTTCCAGTGAGATCCCGTTATTTGTCAAGCTCAGGATCTCGAAATCTCCATCGGGATCGGTCGTGATCGCATCCATCGCAGCGCTGGCTCCAGCCGGAAGCACCACCGAGGCGACGGTTCGGGTCAGGCGCTTGCGGGTGAGCGATCCGAATCCATAGCGACGGGTGAGAATCTCTCCCTCCACGACATAGGCTCCGGTTCCGGTTGGCTGGTCATCGAGGCCGCTGTCATACTGATCGAGAAGATAGAGCTTCCCGTTGCGGCTGGCCGCATAGAGGCGACGCTCCGTGCCGTAGTCGGAGACCACAAGCTGATCGAGGTTAAAGGCGTAAATGTCCCGGCTCTCCCAGGCCTCATTGAGCATGTTGTAGATGAAGAGGGTATTGGGAGCGTCCGAGGGGAGCCCATTGGCCAGCTTGGTCGGGACGGCCAGGTAGTAGCGGTTATTGAAGAAGATCCCGTTGGAGAGGCCGACGGCAGGGATATTGATGTCAGCGAGCAGGTTGGCGATGGGATCGGAGAGGGGCTTGGTATTGCCGCGTAGCTTCAGGTCGAACTGATTGTCGAGCCGATAGACCCCGCTATCCGAGAGGAAATAGACATAGATCCCGGCTGTTGCAATGGATCGGCGCGCGCAGCATCCCACCTCATTGGTGAGGAGCTGGAGGGAGGAGTTGGCCGGGTCGATGGAAATGCCGTCGGCAGCCATGACGGCAGTGGCCAGGTAGATCGACTTGCGGCAGAAGACAAGGACCTGACCCTCGGCGTAGGGATGAAGGGCCACGATCTGATCATTGCTGCCCGCATTGGCCCGGAAGGACTTCAGCAGGGGATCATAAGTCTCGGCATCCAGCACGTCGGAGATGATCACCTCATCCCGGTTACGGGCCATGAGGAGCTGATTGTTCGTGTAGGTGGCGATGGAGGCCGAGGGCATCCGCGAGAAAGTAGGCCCGGCCGGGTGGGTTCCGAGTCCTACCCTGACAAAGTTCCCCGTGCCACCATCCCAGACCAACGGAGGGCAGGCTCGGCGAGCAAAGGCCACGCCAGTCGATGGGGTGACGGTGCCGCTGGGCACGGCAAAGGTGAAGGTCGTGGTCGTCGGCACGCTGGCAATCAGGAAGTCGGCATTGTATCCGGCCTGATCACTGCCATAGATGCGGACAACCTGGCCGACCGTGTAGCCATGAGGCGTTGGTGTGGTGGCGGTAGCAGTTCCGCTCGACTGAGTGAGTGAGGAAAGGCGATATTCTGGCTCATCGCGCCAGCGCAGGAGATAGAGTCGGTCGAAGGCTTGGATCAGCGAGACATCATCACCTGGGAGGATCTGCTCCGTGACAGGGCTGGTGGGATAGCTCTTGGTGACAAGACTTGCCCCGTCGCGCCAGAGATAGGCGGCATCGGGTCCTGCCAGGACGATGTATTCATTGGAATCATCCAGGCTCGGCGAGGAGTAGAGACCGGCTGCAAAGACACCTCCCGAGTAGGTCGAGCGGACGACCGGGCCACCGTTGAAGGTGATGGTTCCGGTGGCCGGGGTGGCCGGAGTCCCCGAGACCGTGATCGTGAAGCTGGTCGAGGAGGGCACGGTCCCCGCGGCGAAGTCGCCATTGTATTCCGCCTGAGTCGCACCTCGGAGGTTGGCGATCTGGCCGACTGTCTCGCCATGGGGGGCCGAGGTCGTGACGGTGGCGGTGCTCCCTGATCGGGTGATCGAGGTCACGCTGATGTCGGTGCCGAGCGTGAAGTCGAGGACCAGCTCCGTCTCACCGGCCGCGATGGCATCGGCCAGGCGCTTGGCCCCCTTGCGGGTCTGGGCAACGCCCCGGTCGAGGCGCATGTTCTCCGCGAGCTGGACCATCCCCTCCTTGAGCTGGAGAGGATTGATGCGGGAGGCCATGCCGATAAAGCCGGAATCGCCTTCGCGTTGGACTGGATTGTCTAATGCCATAGGTAGAAGTTATCGCGCAGAGGCGCAGAGGCGCAGAGAGGAGGGAGACGGAGAAACCACGAAAGGCTGAATCATCATTCCTTCTGTTCCTGAGTTCCTGATTTCCTGATTATTCATTTCCCTAGACGATGGACTTTCCAGCGGCGACCCGCTCGCGCATTTGAGCCATGGTCAGGCCGGTGCGCCACTGGATGTGCGGCTCGTCGATGAACTTCCAGTTGCCTCCCCATTCGAGGGTCGGGAACTCCTTCACGATCTTGCCGATGTCGCGGTAGTGGGGTGAGGTGCCGAGATACTTTCCATCGGGAGTAAAGAGCCCCACGTCCACGGCTATTGAGAAATTGTGATTTGAAAAACCACCTCTGGCCTTGGTGACGATGGGGCCGGGTGCGGTGCGGCCTTTGGCGTAGAGGGCATCCTGCTCGGCGTAGGTGCGTGTGCCGCTGATATACTTCACCTCCAGTCCCTTCTCCTGATAGTGCTTCTTCAGCTCGATCAGGAGATTGGCAAAGGTCGGCTGGACCTTCAGGAGAAGGGTGGCGATGACTTTGGCGGATCTTGAGTCGATCATGGGTGGGAGGGGGAATTATCGCGCAGAGGCGCAGAGGCGCAGAGGGAGAGAAATGGAAAGGATCACTTGGTGACTCCTCGTATCTTCTCCCAGGAGCGAGCGCCGGTTAGACCGAGGAGGCCGAAGAGGACGGTGTTGAGCGCATCGTGGTCGAGGGCGACGACGGGCGCAGGATGCTTGGTGAAGAGCGTGTAGAAGAAACTGAAGAGGGGCTGGCCCACGAACTGCCATGCAAACGCCGAAGCGCAGACCCATCCCACGGCGGGTCTCCATGATGAGGCAAAGAGGTTGCTGCTTGAGGCTTCGATGGCGTTGACATCGGTTTGCGCCTTGCTCATCTGAGCCTCCATGTCCATCAGCTTGATGCTGAGTTCCGCCTGGATCTTGGCAGCTTGATCCCGGTCGGGAACAAACTTGTTCACGATCCCGCCGATCGTCGTGACCATCTGTGGAATGTCCCAGGGCATGGTTGCAGTAGGTATTTAGGCTAAAGGCTGAAGGCTGTTAGGTCAGAGGGGAGAAACCACGAAAGACACGAACGACACGAAAGGGTGAACCATCATTCCTTCTGTTCCTGAGTTCCTGATTTCCTGATTCATTTTCTTGAGCCTTTCAGAGTGGTCCTCGGACGGATCGTCATCCGACGCAGGGGGTTCGGACTCCCCGCCCGAGGCAAATTATTTCGAGAGGATTCGATCTTCGATCCGGCGGGTGCGCTGGTCGATCTGGGTCAGGGTCGCCATGGCGGCGGCCAGTACCTCGCGTCGCTGGGCGGCTTCGCTCTGGAGTTCCGAGAGTCGAGCATCCTGGGATTCGTTCAGCTTCTCGACCCGCTCCATCCGGAGGGGGAGGGCTGAGTAGAGGCTGAAGAAGGTGAAGAGGGCGGCGGCTCCCGAGCAGGCGGCCACGGCCGAGAGGGCCAGCACCGCCGGGTGAGGGAGGGGTGAGGAGGCCGAGGCCGACATCACTTAGTTCTGGTAGGCGACGACCGTTCCGCCGTGGAGTCGGATCTCGCTGAATAGCCCGCTCAGGACATGATTGGCGGGATAGGTCGGGGCGCTGCCGATCGTGGTGTCGGCGGCTCCGGTGACACTTCCTGTCAGGGTGTGGAACTGGGCCGGGGTGACGACCCGGATCTCGCGCCACGATCCGGTGACGGAGGTGGTGCCGGTGATGACTTGGCCGACTGCTGCTGGGAATTGGTCTCTGGCGGACATAGATGTTTAGGGGTTAAGACTCACAGGGATGAAGGGGATGAATGGGATGGAAGGAAATTATGAAGGATGAAGGATGAAGTATGAAAACTTGCAGCTTGCTGGCTCTCGACTCTCGACTTTCGACTCTCGACTCGGGCTGGCTATGCCACCCGTGCGCTCCACCTTCCTCCCATCCCTCCGATCTGGAGGCCGATCTTGTCGCTCTCGCGGATCAAGTGGCCCTCGGCGCGGTATTCCTCGTTGTTGGCCTTGTCGAGCTGGCCATCCTCGCGGAGGGCGTCGCTGGCGACGGCGAGCTTGAGGTACTCGGCGAGGAGCTGGGGGACCGGGATCTGTTTCCAGTGTGTTCCCGTGGGAGGGGTGACAGCGGAATGGGCGATCAGTGCCTCGTAGCAGTGGCCGTCCGTGAACCGCACGATGTCCCCGGCGGCATAGGAAGTTGCCGCGCTCCATGACACCGCGCCGTACTGATAGGGACGGAGGCGATAGTGCACCCATACGTCAGTCACCGCGAGATCAGGGTCAAGCAGAATCCGCTCGTCGCGCAGGGAATATCCCACCTCCTTGGGGGTGAGTGTCTTGTCGGGGTCCTCCAGGTAGATCCCGAAGATCTCGCCGAAGGGCTCCTGACCCGCCTGCTCGTAGGAGAGATAGAGCGAGTCACCATCCAGCTCGGCAGTGCGCTGTTCGATCCGGCAGAGCTCGGGCCAGCGGTCCCACTCCCAGGCGATGGAGATGCGGGAGTTCAGGTACTCGGTGAGGGCGGCGCGGGTGGAGGTCTGGAGGGTGGCCGAGGGATCGAGGCCCATGCGGGCGGCGACACCGGTTAGGATCTTCTCGTAGGAGGTTGATTTCACAGGGATGAAGGGGATGAAGGGGATGGGAGAAAATTATGAAGGATGAAGGATGAAGGCTGAGGGGATTGAATATGGAACTCAGGAACTCAGGAAAGGGATGAGCAAACGGAAAACTTGAAACCAGAGTCAGAAATCTCTGCGCCTCTGCGCCTCTGCGGGAGTCATCGGTTTAGAATGTACGCCAATCCGACGGCGATCATCACGACGGCTCCGGTGATTTGGCTGTCTTCCCTGATGCCGCGCTTGACGAGCTCCGTCCTGGTCTCGTTGTACGCGATCATGTGGAGAACGGTGCCGGGGTAGCGTGTCTCCCGGGCGGCCCATACCCGGCCCTTGGCGATGGGGTAGCAGCGGAGGAAGAGCCGGAAATCGCGGAAGAGACTCATGGATGGGGAAGTTATCGCGCAGAGGCGCAGAGGCGCAGAGAGGGTTATGCGGAGGCGAGTTGCTGGACGAGGGCTTTGAGTTGCTCCTGCTTGTCGCTGGGGAGAGTGGCGGCGAGGTCGAAGAAGGCGGCGTTCTCTTGCTTTACGCGCTCGACTTCCTGCGCGTCGTAGCTGGCGAGGATTTCCTCCACGCGAGCGAGAAGGTAGGCTTCGGGGGTGGTCTGCTCGGCACCTTCGGCGGCGTTGAGTCGGGAGACGATGGCGGTCAGGCCGGAGAGTTTGTCGGGAGAGATGGAAAGATTCACAGGGATGAAGGGGATGAAGGGGATTGGTGTTTAGGCTGAAGGTTCCTCGCTCGACTCGGCATTAGGCTTGATCGCGGCGGCTAGTGTCTCGATGGCTTGCTGTATGGCGATATAGCCAGCACGGGATATTTGGCCTTGGGCTTTTGGCTCCAGAGCTTCGGAGAGGAGTTGCAGGGCTTGTTCGGGTGTCATGTTTTGCATAGGTGTTTAGGCTGAAGGCTGAAGGCTGTTAGGATAGAGTCAGGGAGGCGGAGCGCACGGTGCCATCGGTGCCGCGCATCTTGAAGGTGATGGAGGTGTCTGATGTCTGCTCAATGACGAGATCGCCGTTGCTGGCTGGGGTAACGGTTGTAGCGATGCCGCTACGCTGGATCACGTTGCGGACACGGAGATCGCGGAATGTTCCTGCCGTTCCGTTGTTGACTTCCACGACTCCTGCGGCGTTTCGGGAGAGGGCTGTATCGCGGGTTGCTCCAGCGTATGCCGAAGTCCAAGTATATGCTCCTCCTGAGGGAAGTCTGACAAATGCATTTGGTCCAGGAGTTCCTTCGACTATAAATCTTTCAAAATTCGATACCCCTAAAACAAGAGCATTTCCACTAGTGGCATCAAACCGAGAGATAATGGCTCCAGTGAAGGATACTTGGCGAACCGCCCCCGTGCCGCCCGCCTCGGTGCCGATTTCGAGGACGTTGCTGTTCCAGCGCATGAAGCCGCGCTCGAAGTTGGAGGCGTCTGTGAACGTGTTGTAGAGCCGGAATGCCTGAGCATTCGTGCCGTTGCGCTGTGCGATAGCCTGAGGCGATGTGCTGTCTTGAACCAATGTGGAAAATACCGAGACTCCGGGGTTAACAAAAGCCAATGACTGAGTGGACGGTATTTCAATACCGGCACCAGTCCCTGCGCCGAAGAAGAAACGTGTCACGCCACCAACAGAAACACCTACAGCACCGTCAATAGCCCCCGGAAAGAATACGGCTGAGTTCGACGAAGCATTCCTAAGCGTCAGAAATGGATTTGCGGACGTATAGGTTCCAGTTCCGTTTGAAACTAAAACCGATCCAGTTTTGGAAACACTAAACCGACTCGTCCCACTGACTCTGAAATCTGCGAGGAGAGACCCGGCATTGCTCGCCGTATCGGTGACATTGAGCAGAATGCCCCTTGCAATGCCCGTGGTGTTCCAAGTTCCCGACAGATCGAGAAGCGGGGTCGTATTCGCGCCCGTGACGGAATAGGAAGCTGTCAGGGCCGAGGTATTCGCCGCCGCCGAGATCGTCTGGCCTGCCGTGAAATTGTTGTTGATGTTGTCGAGCGTGACGTTGGAGCTTAAACGTGCATCGGCAAGCGTGCCGCTAGTCAGTAGCGAGGCGTCCGTGGTGGCACCTCCACCCGATCCGACGAGATCCAGCTTTCCCGTGATGGGGTTGAATTGGTAGCCCATGACTAGCTCTTGGTGACGCTGACGAGATCGCTGCCGCTATAGGCCAACGTGAGTGTCGCAACCGTCGTGCCACTAGAACCACCCGACTTGTAGACCACGGAGGTCAGGTTCCCCGATGTGTAGGAGAGCGAGATGTAATCATTCGGCGGGATTGCCATGCCTGCGATGGAGGCAGACGATGCCTTAATGAGTGCCGTGTCTGCGGCCTGCGTGGTCAGCAACGCATTGGTGGTGTCCTGCTTGGCCTCGATCTGGTCGGTGTTGAGATTGAGGGAGTCGAGCTGGACGCCTCCGATCTGGAGTTTGCCAGCGGCGTCAACCGCGACGGGGACTTTGTTGCCGGTCGGGTCTTTGCCGACGATGAGATTAGCGGACATAGGGAGAGGGGGAAGTTCTCGCGCAGAGGCGCAGAGGCGCAGAGGAGAGAGATGGGGATTTCATTGTTTGGATTTAGCAGCCTCAAACATCGCAAGGATCTTTTGAGCCGGGGTGAGTTTCTTAAAAACGATTTTGGACTTCTTCATTTTCTCTGCGCCTCTGCGCCTCTGCGCGATCATTAGTTCCCTTGGCCGAGGCTTTGCAGTGCCGGGACGGCGCCCATGCGTCCGATCTGGGCGTTCTGTTGTTGCTGCATCTGGAACTCGAAGCTCTGCACCCGTGCGTCGATCATCTTCCGGAAGATCTCGTCCTGCTGGTAGCGCTGGGTGACGGCGGGGTTGCTCTGGATGGTTTGCTGGAGGACTTGGAGGCGAACTTGGGGATTGCCACCTTCCTTGAGCGGGGGCTCGGCACCGGCGGCGATCTTGGTGAACTGGACCTGCTCATCCTCGGCCTCGGCCGCAGCGGCCACTCCGGCATCCCGGACGAGGTTCTCTCCCAGGACGGGATCCACCGCTCCCATGATGAACTTGACCAGACCCGCACGGTCGATGACTCCAGCGACATCAAGGGGGATCGCCACCTTGGCGATGTAGTCGAGCTTCTTGCCAAGGAACTCGTTGTCGAGATCCCTGACATCGAAGTCGGCCTGAAGGTCAAACTGTCCCTGGATCTCCTCGCGTGATAGCTGGAACTTGCCGGGGAGCATCCCGACGATCCGCTGGACCTGGGCGTCGGTGAGATACTGCTGCATGAGCTGGAGGGTCTGGGCCACGGCCAGCTTCATGTCAGTCAGGAAGCTATCGACCAAGTCCTGCTGGGCCAGCATGGTGCGGGCCGGGGCGATGGCGGCGGTGGCCCGTCCGAAATACTCATCCACGTCTCCACGGGTGGACTGCTCCACTTCGATGGTCCCCTTGTCAAAGGGAGGGGGCTCCATCCATCCGAACTCTCCGGGCCTGCGCTCGGGGATCTGGGTGCCGGGGCCGAAGACCAGCTCGATCTTCCCACGATTTGCCGGGACGCGGACGGGGGGCAAGATGGCGATGGAGGCGCGGTCGCTCCGGTAATCCCTTTGCGTCTTGATCTCCATCTGCTGGGTGGCGACCAGCTCGGGGATGCCGCGTGACTCCAGGAGATTCCGACTGGTCCGCTCGCGGGGTAGCTCAATGAAGGGGAACTGGCCGTGCTCGTAGGGGGAGATGTCGTGCTTGGCGACGAGGTCGGTGACGGCCGTATTCAAGACGGTGCATTCGACGCGGGTGGCTCCCTTGTCGTGGACCTTGCGGTAGAGGTGGAAGACTTCGATCAGATCTCGGTCGTTGTCGGTGAGGTGCTCGTTGTTGCGGAGGATGTTCCGGTTGACCCGTTGGGTCACCCCCTTCTGCTTCACGGCACGCTCGACCCACTCGGCGTCGTAGCCCTCGGTCAGCTCGCGCTCGCGCAGCTCCTCCTCGGTGATCAGCTCGCGGCGGGCGACCCATGGTGCCCTCTGGATCGACCAGCAGGAGGCGGGGAAGAGGATGTCCTCCAACGGCTCGAGGGCGACCCACTCGGGCTTGCTCTCAAAGATGTAGGGTGACTCATACTCGAAGATCCCCTTCTCGCGCAGGGCGCGGACGGCCGAGAGCTTCCCGGCCTCCTCGGCCAGCAGGCCCAGCATGGCGCGGGCGCTCTCCTCCTGAAGGGGGTCAAGGATCGCCTCGACCAGGGCGGCGGCGGCTCCGTCACCTTGCAGGGCGACATTCTGGATCTCCTCCAGGGTGATCGACTTCTTCTCGATGCGGGTGGTGGTCCTCCAGAAGATGCCCATGAAGGCCAGCCCGAAGGTCTCCCGGATCTGGAGCGCCAGCTCCACCTCGCGCCGGAGGTCGTCGAGGCAGTGGACCTTCATCATCCAGTTCAGAGCGGTCTGGACGGCCTGCTTGATGATGGAGTCGCTCGACTCGACCGGCTGGACCTGCATCCTTGCCGAGAAGAAGGCCCGCTTGAGCAGACGGACGGTCTCGTTGATGATGGTGTCGGCCAGCCTGATCCGGCTGTCGGCGGCTCCGTCCCATGGGAAGGGCTTCCGGCCGAGCGAAGCCTGATGCTTGCGGCCATCCTCGCTCTGACCCGCCCAGAGGCAGAAGCGGGTGTTGAAGTTCTCGACCTTCCGCCCGTAGTAGTAGGAGGCATCGGTCTCCGCCTGGGAGATCTCGGAGAGAAGGGTGGAGATTTGGGAACGATCCATGGGGAAAAGGGAAAGGCGAAAGGCGAAAGGCGAAAGGCTGAAGGCTGAAGGCTGAAGGAGTTGAATCAGGAAATCAGGAAATCAGGAACTGAAGGGATGATTGTGATGGAATGGGATTTCTGGCCCTCGACTCTCGACTCTCGACCCTCGACTCATCTTGTTATCCTTATCTTCCTCTCCGCCTTGGGTGCGGCGCAGTGGGGGTTCTTCTTGAGGAAGTCGGCTCGGAAGCCCTTGTCCTGCCAGCAGCCGCGCTCTTTCCACTGCCAGTAGTAGTAGGCGTCGGCGTCCACGCTCATGGTGTGCTGGCCGATCCCCTCGATCATGGCGCTCTGGATGCGGGAGTTGGCCTCGGCGACCTGACGCTGGCGGATCTCGGCCATGACGGCGGAGGCGTGCCAGCCGGAGTAGAGCTCCTTCTTGATGAGGTCAAGCACCTCGGGATCGTCGATCCCTATGTTCTCTTCAGTAATCATCCCCTGTGTGATCTGGCTGGGATGCTCCCCCCATGACAGGGGAGCATCCGGTGTCAGACCACCCGATTAGGAAGCGGTCGAAGCGATCTTTCCAAACCCGCGAGGGGCATGGACTACGAGGCCAGCGATGGCGTCGATGATGCCACGGGGTCCACCGCCGCGATCCTCAAGCTCGCGGAAGGCGGGACGGCGGCCGTAGCGCACCTCGACCATCTCGGGGTCGATGATGTATCCACGGCGGCTCTGAACCGCTGCGTTCCCGTCCTGGGCCAGAAGCAAGGAAGGGAGGAGCTGGGTCGATCCAAAGTCACCCTCGAAAAGATCGATCGTCGAAACGATTTTCTTTTCGGAGGCGTTCTGGTTGTAGGTCTTGACGTTCAAGGCCACGTTGGCCGAGCCAGCCTGAGTGCGGGTGAACTCCGTGAAGCGGCGCTTCAGGGTCGGGCCGCAGAGCAGCACGAGGTTCTTCACCGTGCCGGTCTGCTCGTAGATCGCCTGAAGCAGGTTCTGGATGCTGCCCTCGGTGATCGAGTCAGTGGCGGTCGTGCTGATCGCACCGGCCACGGAGCGGTAGTCGCTCGGGACGGGGAGATCTGCGGTGGCCGTGGAGGAAATCCAGGCGCCCAATCCCCTCGTGCGGTACGGGGTACTGGCTCCGCTCTGCTGGACGCTGTCGCTGTCCGAGCAGAAGGCGGCCTCGATGTCGCGGCCGAGTTCCTCGATGGACTTGGCAGCACCACGGGCCATCTCCTTCTTGCGGCCGACACCGGCGACATCGGAGATGTTCGCGGCGAAGTCGTCCACCATGATGGAGCGGCGGAACTTCTGGCAACGGCCGGAGAGCTTCGCACGCTGGGCGGCGGGGGAGTCCCACGCGGAGACGTCGTCACCGGCCATGACGCCGGAGAAGGAGGGGGCATTGTAGCCGTCGGCTTGCCAGGAGAAGACGTCGGGGTTGACGAGTTCGGCACCCTTCTTGGCGAGGGCGAGGAGGGGCTTGCTCTTGGCGTCGACCACAGCGATAAGGTCGCTCAGGTCTTCGCGCAGGCCCTTGGGGATCTGTTCATTGATGGTGAGTAGGGGCATTTTGGTTGGTTGGTTGTTCGGAGTCGGCGGGGGTAGTTGTGCCTATCCGAGGAGTGATTCCATGAGGGCTGTGACCGAGTCCCGGTCTCCACCCTCCAAAGCTTTCTGTAGCGACGCGGCGTCGCGTGCGCTCTTGGCGGGGATTTTCGACTTGCCTGTCACCTTCGGAGGCTCCGGCGCGGGTGACTGCGCCTTCCGGGATGGGGAAGCGGCGGGGGCTGTGGCGGATTTCGCCTTGGCCTGTGCTTCCTGACGCGCCATGCGGGCCTGCTGGCCGACAAGTGCGTCACCGATGATCAGCTCGACATTGGGATACTTGCCCAACGCGGGGTACTGCTTGAGGATGTCCCGTAGCGCCTTGCTCTCGGCCGAGCCCTGGGTGAAGAACGCCGGGTAGGCCGTCTGGGCCTCGGCCCGACTGGTCTCCCTCTGCGCCAACCATGCCCTGCGGGACGGCCCGTGATCGGTCACGATCGCGTCGGCGGCTGCGAGGTGTCGGGCCATCTCGGCCGCATCGACATACTCCTCACTGCCATCGGCCCCCTTCACGGTGGCCCCGTCGCGGTTGGTCATGGCCCAGGTACGCACCCGCTTGGCGGTGGCGATCCTGGCATCCAGGTCCTCGATGGACTCGACATCGGTGAGCGGATCCTCGGGAGTCGGCTGGAGCACCACCTTGGAGGCGGCGGCCAGTTCCGTCCTGAGCTTCTCGGCTTCCTCGCGGGTCTTCTCCAGCGCCTCTTCGGCCTCGCGCCGTTTGGCGGTCAGCTTGTCGATTCGCTTGAGGAGCTTGTCAGCCTTAGGGGACCGGGCCTCGCCCTTCTCTGTGTCCTCGCCGTCGGCTTCCTCCGCGTCGTCGTCCTCTTCGTCGGATGATTCCTCATCCTCCTTGGAGTCTTCCTCTTGCTTCTCCTCATCCGTCGTGGAGGCTTCCTCCTGCACGGATGGTGCTGTGTCATCGTTCCCGGAGTCTTCGGTGGCCTCGGGCTTCTCAGCCGTGGGCTCCTCTTCCTCCGTTGCGGGCTTCGCTGATTCGATCCGGATGCTCTCCGGGAGGAATGCCGCGATGTCCGTCAGACTTATCTCGTTCTCTGCTGCCATAGGTAAAATCCCCTAAGTGGAAACAAGCCCCATTTGTCCCTGCTCTCCGATCAGGCTGGCCGGGCTAGGTACTGCCGCCTGATATGCGCACTCGTCAGGTATCGAGGGGGGAGGTGTCAATAACTTTCTAACTGGAACCAGTTAGAAAGTTGAAGGATGAATGAAGAAGGATGAAGGATGAAAGGGATCCGAAACCTGAAACTGGAAACTGGAAACCTGAGTCAGAAATCTCTGCGCCTCTGCGTTTGCTTGCCCGGCCGTTGCTTCGCATCCGTTACGGCTGCGCGAGAACCTTCAGCCTTCAGCCTTCAGCCTTTCGCCTTTCGCCTTTCGCCTTTCTGGAAATGGATCGGGGGAGGATCAGGTCGCTAGGATTTCGGAACGAGGCATGAAGCCTTCTGCGTCCGTGTTTCCCCCCTCATTGCCTCCCCCGTCCTAAGCGCGGTCAGAGCCTACTCGATCCGTGCTCCATTGGCGCATCAGTCCTCGGTTGACCGGCAGCCAGTCGTCGAAACGTGCTGGCGGGAAATTGGTTCCCGGCTGGGCTGACCATATCAAGCTTTGACCTTGGCCCATTCAAAGAGCCTGCGTCCATAGCACCGGGATCTCTCAGGCGTCCCCGAGAAAATATGTAAAAGATCAGTATCTCTGCGCCTCTGCGCCCCTGCGGGAGTCTTCAGTTTGTAGCTCTCGACTCTCGACTCTCGACCCTCGACTGTCGACTCAGCTCTTAAACCGATAATGCAGCGTCGGGTAGACGCCGCGCAGTCCCGTGTCGATGCGGAAGGTGCGGTGCTCTGCCATGCCGCTTCGCACGGCCTTGGAGATCAGGACTCCGGTCCGCTTGTCGGAGAGGCCCCATGCCTCCTCCAGATCGCGGCGGGTGTACCAACCGGAGGGAACCTTCTCGGGCTTCACCAGGGGGCGGGACGGACGGGATGGCTTCCGCTTTGCTGGCCCTCGACGTTCGACCCTCGACCCTCGACGCTCCGCTTTTGCCTTCTTCATTGGAACTTGGAGGCCAGTGTCCCGAGCAGTGAGCGACCCTCGATGATGGGGATATTCAGATGGAGGAACTCGCCTGAGCGGGCGACGACCTGCACGCCGAAGCCATGGCTCCATCCGACGGGATTGGTATTTTGCCAGAGCGGCTGAAGCTCGCAGAGGCATCCCGGATTCCAAGCGGCGATGGCTCCCGTGTGGACGGGTCTGCCGGTCGAGGACTGGGCGCGGTGGGTATGGCCGAAGACAAGCGGTGCTCCGAATGCCTGGAGCATGGAGTCGGTCGCCTGCCTCGGGGTGCGGCTGCCGTGGGTGAAGTAGCATTTCCCCAGTCGGATCGCGCCGGGCAACTTGAGTCCCATGTAGAACTCTCCCTGCCGGTAGTAGGGGATCCCGCGCTCCTTGAGATTGAGCAGGAACTCGGGGGCGAAGGCCCGGCGCAGGAACTCGGCATCCTTGGCATTCCGCAGTGACTGGGTGACGCACCAGGTCTCGACGCGGCGTTCGTGATTCCCCTCGATGTAATGGATGCGGGCGCGAGGCGCGGCAGTCTGGAGCGCATCGAGGAAGGCGCGGGTGGCGGCGATGTCCTGTTCGTACGTATAGGAGGCATCCGCGACGTAGCCCAAAACATGATGCTGTGCGAGCAGTCCGCCGCAATCGACATGATCCCCGAGCAGGACGATCTCGTCGGGGTTCAGTGACTTCACATCACCGAGGCAGGCCGAGAGCGCCTGCTGATCGGCCTTGCACCCATGGGTGTCGGGGATGACGACGCGGACCAGCTCCTCGCCGGAAGAGCGGGCGCTCTTGGCCGGGACGGGTGCCTTGGCCCTTGGCGTGGCGTGGGCACGCTCCAGCGCGGCGGCGAGCTTGGAGTTGGATTCCTCGGAGGATCGCAGTTGTTCGCGCAGACGGCGCACCTCATCGGCGGCTGCTGATTGTTCGAGCAGGGCCTTGGCCCCGAGCAGTGTTTTCTTTCCCATAGTGTCCCTTTCTCCCCCGAGATGCGGGGGATGAGCGTCCGTCAACGCTGACGGACCGACTCCTGACGCCTGCGTTCCAACTCGTGACGCACTGTGCGGATCATGTCAAGCCCTCCTGCACAATGAGCGAGCAGACCCGGCTTGTCGGCGACGGTCGCCGCGCTCACCAGCTCGATCTGATCGGCCTCGGCATCGGCAAGCAGCTCCTGCAATCCCCGCCACCAGAGCGGCTCATCATCGAGCCCGACGGAGAAGGCCATCCGTCTCTCCTCCTCGGAGAGACGGTAGAAGCTGGAAGCTGGGAGATAGGAGCTGGGGCTAAAGAGGGAGCGGAGGTAGCTGAGGATGTAGGTGATGGGGTTCATGTGATTAGGGGATTAGGCTGTTAGACTGTTAGACTGTTAGACTGTTAGACTGTTAGACTGTTAGACTGTTAGGGGTTGAGATGTGGAACTCAGGAAATCAGGAATATGGATTCCTGGGGTCTTTCTCCGGTTCACCCATGATCTTATTTGCCAAAGAGTTCAAAAGATACGCAGGCTCTGAAGCGGGCAAATCCATCAAACGGGATGATGCATCAGCTTGATCCGTCGCCGATTCAAAATCATCCACCATGGATTCAGCTTGTTGAGGCGAAAGAGTTGAAAGAACCATGTAATCAAAACGCCTCTGCGTTCCAGGTAGACCCATCATCCTGCGTTCATATCGAACCGTTTCATAAGCAGGTTCAAATGATTGTTGAGTTGACCAACTTGGGATTGATTGACGAGGCACAGGAACAACCCAAGATTGGCCTTCCCCGAGATCAATTTCACGAATTTGGCCGTGCCATGGCCCTCCGATAAAAATGTAAGATTTCATATTTTATTGAATATAGTTTCCTGAGTTCATGAGTTCCATATTTTCATCATTCATAATTCATCCTTCATAATTTTTGCTCAGTACGTTCCACCGGAACGGACTGACAAGATTTCTCCTTCCACATTTGTCACTCCCGACAGGCAGAAGTACCGCAGGCAGTCGATTGGATCCTTGAGCGCGCCGGTCTTCCCGTCCGCGCCGGTCCATTCCTTGAGCGCATGAATGGTGTTCTTGCACTCCTCGGAGACGTAGAGCCGTGGCTGGTTCAGCGCATCGACCGGCTTCCCCGTGTCGTAGTGGAGCCAGTCATTGATCAGGTCGATCCCCTCGTCGATATTCGTGCCGGGTGTGGCGACGAAGTTCAGGCCGATCTCGGCGCATTCCTCGATCAGCGTGGTGGCGCTCTCGCGGGCGACGGTGGCGGCATTCCCATAGCGGCTGTCCATCCAGCGCTCGAAGACCACTTCTCCCTTCTCCAGTCGCTCGATCTCCTCCTTGTAGCGCTCCAGTCCGAAGCCGAAGCTCTTCTGCGCCGGACCGGCACGGCCGTCGGCCTTCTTCCCGTCGGGCTCGGCCCATGCCCCTGCGTAGCCGACGCCGTCGATGTAGTCCTGTCCGGGCCACTCCCGATAGACAAAGGCCCGGCCCGAGTCGTCGATCAGGAGCCAGATCTGGAACCAGTTCCTACCCGAACAAGGATCCACAAACTGGTAGCGTGTCCCCTTGGTCGGGATGCGGCTCTGGGGGATGACATGGACGCGGTCACTGAAGAGGGGGAAGCGTCCGGCGATCGCCTTGGTCGGGACGCCGTAGGCTCGGCAGAGGATCTCGGGGCGGGCGGCCTTCTCCAGCTCCTCCCTCATGCGGGTCCAGCCTGCCCAGGGATTGTTCCGGGTGTGGAAATACAAGACGCTCGCCTTCCTGCGGACGCATCGCTGAATGACCGGCACCTTCTCATGGCCGGTCAGTGTCCGCTTCCCCTCGACATCGCCGTAGATCGGGAGCAGCTCGGCATCGGCCTCCTCGACCGTCTCGGCCCCGGTGAGGTAATCCTTCACCGTGGCGGAGTAACCCTCGACCGGCGTGAAGCTGACGATCAGCTTCCCATTCCGGTCGAGCAGGCGGTAGCGCATGGTGGTGAGCCAGTCGAGCGGGACCAGCTCGTCACACCAGATGATGTCCAGCTCTCCACCCTCGATCGTGGAGACATCCTGGGCGTAGTTGCGGAACCAGCACTGGGAGCCATTCGGCAGGACGAAGGCATTCTCCGAGAAGCCGTTCTTCTGGGAGTAGGAGATATTTGTGACCTGAGTCTTCTTGGCGGTCTTCCACTCCAAGGGCATGTTGTGCCAGATGTAGGGCTGCTGCATCTCGACCGAGTTCGGAGCGGTCGTCTGGAAGCACCAGGCACGAGCACGAGGCTTCTCCACCAGCGCACGCATCACCTCGCGGGCGGCCCAGGAGGATTTCCCCGAGCGGTTCCCTCCCATGACCAGCACCTCCCGGTCATGCTCCAGCACGGCGCTGGCCCGCTTCCAGTGATCGGGGACAAAGCCATGCCGGAAGGGATCCTCCCGCTCCTTGCGGATCAGCTCCTCGCGGAGCTGGGCGGCGGCCAGCCACTGATCGGGGGGAAGTGTCGCGGGAGGAACCGGCAGTGCCGGGTGCGGGGTGGGTGTCCAGGATTTGGGCATGGGGGGAAAATGATGAAGGATGAATGAAAAATGATGAAATGGGGGAGACTGAGGCTATTTCTTGCGGAGTGAGCCGAAGATCTCGTTGAACATCCCGTAGGTCTCGGCTCCGGATGCAGGCGTGGACGGTCGGGATGACTCGACTCCATGGCGGAATCCGTGATCCCAGACGGAGACAAAGAACTTCCTGATCCCCGCACTGGTGAAGTGGGGATTGTCGGCCAGTTTCGGGTTGCTCTTGAGGAGTTTCTTCCAGAGGTCTTCTCGGTTCATAGGGAAAGGCTAAAGGCTGAAGGCTGTTAGGTCAGAGGATCTTCTCAGGCTTCACGAAGCGCTTCATGGCGTTGAGCAGGTCGCAATGACGCTCACACGTTTCTTCGTTGTCGAAGGCCGCTTCCATCGGCCAGTCGGCAGTCGTGCCCAGGTTCTCATCCATGAAGTCGATATAATCGCGCATCAGTCTGAGGAGCCTCTTGGTCCTGTCCCGTTCTGCTTCCAGGTCCAGTTCTGACATGACTGCTCGTTGCTTCCAACCGATCAGGAACTCGATCTCTCTCTGGGCATTCTCACAGGTTTTGCGGTGCGCCTCGCGCTCGCGGCAGAGGTGCGTTCTGCCATCCTCATCGCGCTGGGTTGTGTGGGCCTTGCAGGTCCAGTACGCACTAAGCGGGTCGGTCCTCGGGGATCCACAATGAGGGCAGGCGTCGGTGCGTGGGGCAGGCGCTAGGGGTTTAGGCTCTAGACTGTTAGGCTTGCTGGCCCTCGACCCTCGACTTTGCAGGCCCGGCCGTTGCTTCGCATCCGTTACGGCGACTCTCGACTTCCTAAAGATCCCATCCCAATTCTCCCGATACTCCCGGCTGAAGCAGCTCCTCGGGCTGTCACCCTTCCCGGCGCTCATGGCTGGGCCTCCTTCAGCTTCTGGATCTCGTCGCTGTAGAAGTCGGTGGCGAAGTCCACAAGCAAGCCGAGACGGGCATAGAATGTCTCCTTGCCGTGGCCTGCAAGGTGTTCGGCTGCCCATTTTCGGCAGTAGTCGATCACCTCGTCCTTGCCCAACTCTCGCCACTCGTTCTGGGTCGGTGGCTGGGTCGGAACTGGGTCGGGCAACGGGCGGCGGGTGCGGACTACGCCATCAATTAAATTCATTTTGTAGCCAAGGGAGTCTTTGCATTGAAACCAATGCGCCCCCCATCGCCACTCATCCCCCTCTTGGATCACCTCGTCAGGGCCAAGCTCTCGCCAGTCGGGGGTCATTTTGTTGGTGTCAACAAAATGATCGGGGGAGGCTTCCTCTGGCGCGGGGGCGTGTTTATCTGGAACTTGCCAGTTCCCGAATGGCTTTCCTTCAACCAGTCTTTGAGCCGCACCACACCGACTGCACCAATGCCAACGAGAGCCAAGTAGCATGAGGTCTTGGGTTTCGTGTTTGCATGGTTCCTCTGGCGCGGGGGCGAGTCGGGCTAGTTCTTTTACTGCATCAATCTCATAATGCAGATCAATTAGCTGACTGGCTGAAAGCCCTTCCTTTTCTAG